GAAGATTCAGGCGGCGCTGGACAAGATCAGCGACCAGATCAAGGCGCAGGCCGAGCTGGCCGAGAAGGAGATCAAGGCGCACGCCAAGCTCTCCGAGGAGACCCGGGCGAAGGTCGACCAGCTGCTGACGCAGCAGGGCGAGCTGCAGGCCCGCCTGCAGGCCGCCGAGCAACTGGTCGCCAAGCTGGAGCAGGGCGGTGGCGGCGCCGAAGGCCCCCAGTCCATGGGCGAGCAGTTCATCCGGAACGAGGAGTACCAGGCATGGGCGCAGCGCCCGACCGCCCGCTTCTCGATGGACGTGAAGGCCGTTGTGACGAGCGATGGCGCCTCGGCCGGCGACCTGATCGTCCCGGACCGCGTGCCGGGCATCAAGGCCCCGGGTCTGCGCCGTCTGACGATCCGCGACCTGCTGAACGTGGTTCGCACCACGTCCAACTCGGTCGAGTACGTGCGTGAGACCGGCTTCACCAACAACGCTGGCCCGGTGGCGGAAAACCCGAGCGGCCTGAAGCCGGAGTCGAACATCACGTTCGAAGCCGACTCCGCGCCGGTGGTCACCATCGCCCACTGGATCCATGCCTCCAAGCAGGTCCTGGCCGATGCTCCGATGCTCCGCGGCTACATCGACGGTCGCCTGCGCTACGGCCTGAAGCTGAAGGAGGAGGAGCAGCTTCTGAAGGGCTCTGGCGTTGGCCTGAACATCAACGGCCTGGTGACCCAGGCGACCGCCTACGCCAACCCGGGCGTGACGGTGCAGGCCGAGACCCGCATCGACCGCCTGCGCCTGGCCCTGCTGCAGGTCGAGCTGGCCGAGGCCTACGCCGACGGCATCGTTCTGTCGCCGATCGACTGGGCCGCCATCGAGCTGACCAAGACGGCGGACAACGCCTACCTGTTCGCCAATCCGCGCGGCATCGCCACGCCGGCGCTGTGGGGCCGCAACGTGGTCCCGACGCAGGCGATGGATGCTGGCGAGTTCCTGGTGGGCGCGTTCGGCGGCGGCATCGCGGCCGAGATCCATGACCGCGAGGACCTGACGGTCACCGTGGCCACCCAGGACGACCGCGACTTCGTCAAGAACATGATCAAGATCCTGATGGAGGAGCGCCTGACCCTGACCGTGTACCGTCCGGAGGCGTTCGTGACCGGCGACTTCACCGGTATCGCCCCGCCCCCGTCCGGCCCGTGATCCCGTAGCAGTGACAAGGGGCGGCTCCGGCCGCCCCTTGTCGTAGGAGGCGCACCATGAAACAGGTCCAGGCACTGCGCAGCTTCATCCACGGCGAGCCGCGCAAGCGCAACGAGCGATTCAGTGTGATGAACCAGACGGCGGCGGAACTGGAGCAGAAAGGACTGGTCCTCATCCTGGGCGACGAAGGCTCGACCGCGGAAACCCATTCCACCGCCGATGGCGAGAAGTCGTTTGCATCGCCAGCGGCCCCGGACTTACCGCAGACGAATGCGAAGCGGTCCGGGAGTGGCGGGCGTCGGAAGAAGGACCCATTGGCATGAGACTGGTCACGCTGGAGCAGGCCCGCGAGCATTGCCGGGCCGACTCTGCAGATGACGCGATGGTAGAGCTGTACGTAACTGCGGCGGAGGATGCCGTGGAGGCCTTCCTGAATCGGAAGGTCTATGCGTCGCAGGAGGAGCTTGACCAGGCCGTAGAGGATGGGACGGCTGGCGACATGCCGATGGTGGCGAATGATGCGATCAGGGTTGCCGTGCTACAGCGTGCGGCGGGCATGTACCGGAATCGCGAGGATTTGATCGGGACGCGGCTACCAGCGGCGATGGATGACGCGGCTGTTCGGCTGTTGTGGCCGTACCGCGTGGGCCTTGGGGTGTAACGATGGGACTGAATGCAGGCGACCTGCGCCGGCGCGTCCGTATCGAGCGGCGCGGCACCGGCACCGACGCCATTGGCCAGCCGCTGGACACCTGGGAAGAGGTCGCGACGGTCTGGGCGGACATCCGTGGGTTCACGGGGATTGGCACCATCTCCCGCCTACAGGAGGGGATCCCGGGCAGCGTGGAGCGGTACTCGATCCGGATCAGGTACCGCGAGGACGTCGTGGCCGGCATGCGGGTTGTCCACGGCGGCCAGGTGTTCGAGGTGCGGCATGTCCGGATGGACTTCGCCGGCCGCGAGTACACGGACCTTGTCTGCGAGCTGGTGACCCATGCCGGTTAACGCGTCAGTGGATCTGTCGTCCGTGCTGGCCGGGTTGGACCGGCTGTCTGGCGTGTCGGAGAGCCTGGCCAGGTCCATGGCCGTTGCTGCCGGGCAGGCCGTGCGCGATGAGGCCAAGGCGCGGGCGCCTGTGGACACGGGCAGGCTCCGGGGCGCGCTGTACCTGGCCTATCGCGAAGGCAGGTCCAGCGAGTCCCAGGTGGTCTACTCGGTGAGCTGGAACTCGAAGAAGGCGCCGCATGGGCACCTGCTGGAGTTCGGTCACTGGCAGACGCATGCCATGTACAAGGGCCGAGACGGCGAGTGGTACGTCGGCGCGCCGCTGGCTCATCCGAAGTGGGTGCCGGCGCACCCGTTCCTGCGGCCAGCATACGAGGCGGTGGCGCCGCGGATGGCGCAGATCATGGTCGAGCGTGGCCGAGAGCGGCTGCCGGAGCTGCTGCGCGGAGCAGCCGGTGACGTGGAGAGCGACTGATGAGCTTGCCACAAGAGGCGCTGCGGGAGCTGCTGAACCCGCTGGCGGCCGGCGGCGCGTGGCCGACGCGCCCAAACGAGGCGCCGGTTTACCCGCTGATCATCTTCCAGCTGGTTGGTGGTCGGGCGTTCTGGCACTTCGAGAAGCGGCTTCCGTCCCACCGGCACTACCGCGTCCAAGTCACGGTGTGGTCGCCACGGGAGGCCGAGGCGATGCGGATCATGCACGCCGCCGAGAAGGCGCTGTGCGAGAGCGCCCTGCCGGCCGAGCCCTATGGGGCGGCCGTGGCGATGGACGCGAATCTGGACCCGAAGAAGCTGTACGGGTTCCGACAAGACTTCGGGGTCTGGTTCCCGGACTCCTGATCCCCCCGGCCCGCCAGAGCGGGCCATTCTTTTGCGCGCAGAGGAAACGGAAATGGCACTCAAGTTCCCCAACGGCTCCCAGTTCGGCATCTCCACGGCGATCAGCTCGGTCATCGAGGCGTCGGCGATCACCAACAGCAATCCGGCCGAGGTCACCACGGCGGGCGGCGCCCTGTCCGAGGGCGACGTGGTGGTGATCGAGTCCTCGCACCCGATGCTGAACAACCTGGCCGCGCAGGTCGGCACTGTGGACGGCACCGAGTCCGAGCTGCTGGGCCTGGACACCTCGGACACGAGCATCTACGACGGCCTGGGCAGCGCCACGGTGCGGCTGTTCAAGGCGTCCGGCTTCGTGGACTTCACCCAGCAGGGTGACCCGACCATGAGCGGCGGCGATCAGCAGTTTTGGAGCGGCGTGTTCCTGGAAGACCGTACCGGCCAGCAGATCAACGTGCCGACCTACAAGAACGCGAAGAGCATCACCATCCCGCTGTACTTCGATCCGAAGGCGGAGTGGTACGAGGCGGCGCGCAAGGCGGACCTGAAGAAGTCGCCGGTGGTGCTGCGGTGCAAGCTGCCCGACGGAGACGCGATCTACCGCTACGGCTACCTGTCGTTCGACGCGGACCCGAACATGGCGGCCAACAGCCCGATGACCAACACGGCCACCTTCACCCCGCTGGGCCGCGCCATCCTGGTGGAGGCGGCCTGATGAGCCTGAAGAAGGGCGGGGCGCCCAAGACGCTCNAGACGACCCTGACCATCGTCGGGCAGGGCTCTGCCGACAAGCTCGAGATCACCTACCACAACCGCAAGACCAGCGAGGTGCAGAAGACGCTGGAGGGCGGCTGCTCGTTGGCTGGCCTGGTGGTTTTCCTGGTGGAGTCCTGGAGCACGGACTTCGAGCTGACCGAGGAGGGTGTGCGCGAGGCCGAGGACGAGTATCCCGGCCTCGTGGACGCCATCATCACCGGCTTCCACCGAGCCAGGCGGAAGGAGCTGGAAAAAAACTGAGGGCCGCGACCGAGGCGCTGTACTGGACGGCGCCTTCGGAAGCGGAACTGGCCGGCACCGGTTTGAAGCCGAAGCACTTCCGGGAGCCGGAGGTTGAGGTCTGGGAGGAGAACTGGCCCGCCATCCAGTGGTTCATCCGCTTTGCTACGCAGTGGCGGATGGGCATGGGCGGGCCAGTCGGCCTGGACTACTCCGTGATCCTGCACGAGATGGACAGGCAGGGATTGTCCGGGGAGGAGCGCGACAACCTGCTGGACGCCCTGCAGGTCATTGAGAGCGCGCGCCTCGATCAGATCTACAAAGAGTGACCCCCCGCCACGCGCGGGGGCCCCTTACTGGAGCACGACGTGGCAGAAGAGCATAGCATCGGCGCTGCCCGAATCGACATCGTGGTCGATACGGAGCGGATGCGTGCCGACCTGAAGATGGCCGAGTCGGTGGTCCGCCAGCTTGGCGATGACTACGCGGCTGCCTTCAACAAGATGTCGGCGGCGCAGAAGCGCGTCGAACTGGAGGCGCTGCGGTTCGCNGCCACCCAGGGCAAGAGCCGNGACGAGATCCGGCTGATGCGGCTGGAGGCCATGGGTGCCTCGGAGGCGGTGCTGAAGCTGGCGCGCGAGCAGCTGGCGGCGTCGCGCGCTGTCGGGGCGGCGTCCCAGAACATCAACGCTGCCACGGTCAACGTCAAGCAGCTCCAGCAGGCCATTCGCTTCCTGCCGGCGCAGTTCACCGACATCGCCACGTCGCTGGCCGGCGGCATGAATCCGCTGATGGTTGGCCTGCAGCAGGGCGGCCAGATTCTGGACCAGTTCCGGCTGGCTGGTGTGGGCGCCGGCGGAGCGCTGCGGCACATGGCCGGCTTCCTGCTTGGGCTGATCAACCCGGCGACCCTGAGCGCGGCAGCNCTTGGCACGNTGCTCTATGCNTGGGAGCGAGGCGCGCGNGAGGCGCGGGCGTTCAACGAGGCGCTGATCCTGACCGGCCACTACGCNGGNCTGANCGCCGCGCAGCTGGCCGACCTTGCCCGCGAGATGGACGAGATGGACGGGGTCACCCGAGNCAGNGCCTCGGCGGCTCTGGCNGCGGTGGCCGGCACTGGGCAGTTCGCCGGAGAGCAGCTCGAGCTGGTGGCCAAGGCCGCGGAGCAGATGCGGGTGGCGACCGGCCGCGCCATCGAGGAGACGGTCCGGGAGTTCGAGCGCCTGCGGGATGACCCGGTCCGGGCGATCCTCGACCTGAACAGGAGCTACCACTTCCTGACCCGGGAGGCCTACGAGCAGATCAAGGCCCTGAAGGAGCAGGGGCGCGAGGCTGAAGCGGCTGCGCTGGCGATCAGAACCTACGCTGACGCCATCAACGACCGGACGCCCAAGGTGGTGGAGGACCTGGGCTGGATCGAGAAGGCGTGGCGCGGCATCAAGGACGCTGCCCGCGAGGCGTGGGACGCCATGCTCTC